ACGCTCAGTGGCGAAAAATGGCTTTACAAATTTGTAAATGCAAGGACTTAGCGGACGAGTTAGTTCAAAATATGTATATTAAATTATCGGAGAGGACTATTCCTGTCTCCGACGGATATATTTTTGTAACTTTGAGATCATTATTTTATGACTCTCTTAAAAATAATGACATTTTAATCGACGATTTTAGTAAATTTGAGATTGAAGAGGAGGAATATAACGAGGGGATTGATTACAAGGAACTTTCAAAAGATTTAACCTGGTATGAAAGGACTCTTTTTGAACTCTCAACGCTACACGGTCAACGTGAACTCTCAAGACAAACCGGAATACACATTCAAACTATTCACAGAGTTAATAAAATGGTAAAAATTAAACTAAATGGCAAAAAGAAAAACTAAAAAAGAAATTCAAGGATTGGGCGACGTAGTTGCTGCCGTAACCTCAGCCGTTGGGATTGAGCCTTGCGATAATTGCAAAGACAGACAATTCTCTTTAAACCGACTTTTTAACTTTAAAAAAGTAAAATCGGAAATGACTCCAAATGATAAGGAGCATTTTAGAATATTCTTAGACGTAAAAGGTCAAAGGATTATCGAGGGAAGACGAACTGAGTTAGTTTTTGAGGACGTTGACTATTTAAACGGACTTTATAAATTCTATTTTGGAATTGATAATTCAAATTGCCCGAATTGCTCCAAAGTTCACGAAACGATTATCAAAGACTTATTTAAATTATACAGTTTTGAAAGTAACTAAAAAACAACAACAAGCCGAATTTTATCAATTCCTCGATGCTATAATCGAAAACGCACCAGCAGACCTCTCAGTGAACGAAATTTGGATGCCGGACAACTTATTCAAGTTATTAAAAACGAAGTCTTATAAGGGGTTTAAAATGTTTACTTCGATGTTTTTAAAAGATAACGAGGTAATTTTGGGGAGATATAAAGGAGAGGCTCAAATTAATTAGTTAATTTGTGTTAAATTATGGATAAAAGAAAATTAAACGGAGGACATTCAACCAAAGCGACAAGACCGGACGATAAAAGATTAATGACAAAGTCCGAAATGCAAGACACTTACGAGAGATTGAAACCTTTTTTACCAGAGGCGATATTACAACTCGAGGCAGCGATGCAAGCCGGAGAAAAATGGGCGATTGAATTATGGTTTAAATACTTCTTTGGAATGCCAAAACAAACTATCGATCAGCATATAAGTATTGAGAAACCGATTTTTAATTCCTTAGACTTAGATGTTCCAGAAAACAACGGCACAGAGTAAAATTGCCAAACTAAGAAAACGAGTTCGGATTGTGCAAGGTGGGACGAGTAGTTCCAAAACGTTTTCGATATTGCCATTACTTATAACTTACGCTATTCAAAATCCATTTTCGGAGATAAGTATAGTTAGTGAGTCAATCCCTCATTTAAAACGTGGAGCTTTAAAAGACTTCCAAAAGATAATGTTATTAACTGACAATTATCGAGATGCTAATTTCAACCGCTCATCATTAAAATATACATTCTCGAATAATTCCTATATTGAATTTTTCAGCGTCGACCAACCCGATAAATTAAGAGGAGCAAGGCGTGATATTTTATTTGTAAACGAGTGCAATAATATCGACTTTGAAAGCTATCAGCAACTCGCAGTCCGTACTAAAAAATTTATCTATTTAGACTACAACCCAACGAATGAGTTTTGGGTGCAAACGGAACTATTAAACGATGAGGACTCCGACTTTGTTATTTTGACGTACAAAGATAACGAGGCACTCGATCCGGCAATCGTCAAAGAGATTGAGAAAGCAAAAGACAAAGCGAGTACCTCAACGTATTGGGCGAACTGGTGGAACGTTTACGGACTCGGTCAACTTGGATCACTTGAGGGAGTGATATTTCAAAATTGGGAGACAATCGACACAATACCTACGGAGGCGAAATTCTTAGGGAGTGGACTTGACTTTGGTTACTCAAATGATCCAACCGCTCACGTTGCTGTTTATGATTACAATGGTAAAATTATAGTTGACGAGTTAATTTATAGCACCTCACTTTTGAACTCCGATATAATTCGACTAATGAAACAGGAACGCACCGCTCCAATTTGGGCGGACTCAGCCGAGCCAAAATCAATTGAGGAGATAAGACGAGCCGGATTTAATATTAAGCCGGTTGTCAAGGGAGCTGACTCAATCAATTACGGAATTTCGGTATTACAACAAAAAGAAATCTTAGTCACTAAGTCAAGCACCAATTTAATAAAAGAGTTGAGGAGTTATAGTTGGGACGTTGACAAAACCGGTAAAAAATTAAACCGTCCTATCGACGAATTTAACCACGCAATTGACGCCTTGAGATACTTCGCTATGATGAGCCTCGCAATAAACAAATCGAGACGCGTAATAATCACATAATTTTTATAAACAAAATCACTTTTTTTAGTTATATATATATGAGAGTAGTAATTCCAACGGATTTAAAGGAGATTAAATTGTCTCAATATTTGAGATATTTAAAAGTATTAAAAGACAACCAGGACGATGAGACTTTTGTTTGCATTCAAATGGTTGCTATATTTTGTAACCTCAGCGTGGCCGATGTTATGAAAATACCCGTTAACGACTTCGCTGAAATAGTCGAAAATTTAGCTAAGGTATTGGATCAAAAACCCGAGAGAGTTAAGACGTTTAAAATGGACGGCGTTGAGTACGGATTTATCCCGAACTTAGATAAGATTACACTCGGAGAACACGCAACGATTGACTCGTTACTCGGTAGCGATGAGAACTTGGCTTTATTGATGTCGGTTTTATATCGTCCAATTACAAAAAAGGTAACGCCATTTTATCAGATTGAGGAATACGACGGAGACGAGAGCAAAGCCGAATTATTTAAGGACGTGAGAATGGACGTTGTAACCGGAGCAATACTTTTTTTTTGGAGTTTAAGCAAGGAATTATTGAACAATATCCTATCGCATTTGGAGAGCAAATCGATGAGGGAGGGGAAATCTCTCGAGGAGGTTTTGGGGAGCGCTGGGGTTGGTATCAATCATTTGTTAGACTTTCACGAGAACTTGGACTCAAGCCTCGAGAAGTTGGAAGCGAGCCTCTTCACGAGTCACTCACGTTATTATCTTACTTAATCGACGAAAGCAAAGAAGAGGCAAAACAAATTAAAAATCACTTTAAAAAATGAGAGCATTTTATCAGGCAATAGAATATATTAAGAGTACGTTGGAAAACGCGCCACTTTTAAATACAATCACTCACGGCACAGACATAATCGACAATGTTAAAAAAAATATTTTTCCGCTTGCTCATATTAATATCCTCAGCTCTTCGATTAATAACGGAGTTGTCAATTTTACTTTCGAGGTGGCTGTTGTCGATATTCGTAATATTTCAAAGATAAACGCAAACGATAAATTTTTAGGTAACGATAACGAACTTGACAACCTCAACACTTGTCACGCAATCCTCAACTATATGATTACTCAAATGAGATTGCAAAGAAGTGACGACGATATTGAACTTCAAAACGATCCAACTTTACAACCGATATTATTAGCGTTTACAAATGCGCTTGACGGTTGGAAATGTGATATTGAAATAAGCGTTCCGAATAACGATTTTACTGTTTGCGATTTTGGAGACTAAATTTGTACAGCAAGCGCTCAACGAGTTCGGTGCGTCCGTAGTTGAGAGAGCGAGACAAAATTTAAAAACCGGAGGACGCTACGGAACGCACAACGCATCCGGCCAATTATCGAAGTCCTTAGACTACAAAGCCAAAGAGAATAAAAATTCGATTGAGTTTGACTTTTACGCTGAGAGTTATTGGAAGGAGTTGGACTTTGGAACGAAAGGAAGTGAGTCAAGTGCGAAAGCTCCGAACTCTCCATATAAAGCAAACGCATCAAGGGGTGCGATTGATAAGTGGGTAATCCGCAAAGGCATTCAAGGAGTGCGAGGCGCTGGAGGTCAATTTGCAAATCGTCGAATGATGGTGACGTCAATCACGAACTCGATAAATAGAACGGGAACTTTTGAGACTCGGTTTTTTAGAAATGCGTTTGACTTAGAGTATAAAGATTTTAATAATAATATAGTTGAAAAATACGGCTTAGATTTGGAGGCGTTTTTAAGATTTACACTAAAAGATAATTTATAAATGAAAGTAGTTGAAATAAGAAGTCCGTTTATAATTCAAGTCAATGAGCCGACTCAGTTGGGATCAAAGATTGAAGTTTTTATTTGGCGCAATGGAGACACAGAGCCAACGACTCCGACATACACACTAAGCAAGCCAATACCAACAACAAATCAAAGATTGACGAGTTATAATGTATCAAATTTTGTCAAAGAGTACGTCGATAATATTGCACCTCAATACACTAACGCTGTTGGATTTGATTACCAAGAAAATTATGCTTTATTTAAAGTGAAACGCTATTGGGATAACGCCGGAGTTTATACATTATTGGATACAAATACTTACGTTGGCGTTAATGGTTTTACCAATTATATTGACGGAATACAATATGCAGACAATACTCAAATTAAATTGCTATTCAATCCGGAGATAAAAAACAACTATCAAATACAAAGCACTTATCCTGAGGACACAATTCAATATTTAAACGTCTTAGTAGATTTTCAAACTGACGCAGATATTTTAGAGGTTATTTATTCTCGAATTGACGGAACTTCTTACGATTTCACTTTTACTTACGACGATATGACTGGGATTTATCTTTTTAAAATTCCAATATCTTTGGCGAAAGTTGATCCTGAATTTATTAATGGTTGCAATGTTAGAATATCATTCACTCCAGAGGGCGAAAGTCCAATTACAAATGATTTAATTACTTACCCAATTTGCGAGCCAAAATATACGCCGGTACTTTGTGACTTTATTAATCGTCACGGAGGTTGGCAGACACTAACTTTTTACAAAGCTCAAACCAATACGGCGACAGCTAAAAGCGACGAATATAAATTGATGCCAAAAGAAGTCGATTATAATCCACTTAGAGGTCAAAGCAAATCGTTTAATATTCAAGGATCTCAAAACGTTATTTTAAATACCGGTTGGGTTGACGAGAATTATAGCGAATTGATAACGGACTTACTTTTAAGCGAGACGATTTTATTAGACCGCAAACCGGCCAATTTAAAAACTCAAAGCTCTGAATTGAAAACCAAGCTAAAAAATAGAATGATTAATTACACAATGGAGTTTCAATATAATTTCAATTTAATTAATGACGTAATATGATTTTAAATTTAGCTTTATTTTTAGAGACTAACGCTTTAATCGACCAAACTCAAGGCTATATCAATTCATTTATTGACAGAGTTCGAGCCAATGGAGGGACTTTTGAGAATTATAATTGCTTAAATACTCAACTTCATTCTTTGGGTGGAGTGTTTGGAGTTAGTAATCAATACCAAAGGACGGATTTATTCAACGATGAGACTATCTCAATCACTCAAGTGATCCAAGACGTCAAAGATATAAGTCTAATTTTTACCAATTTTACTAAAAGTTTCTCAATTCCGGCAACCGATGAGAATAATAGACTCTTTAAACACTATTATAACTACGATATTGACGGAGGTTTTGATGCGAGAATTAAGATAAACGCCTATATCGAGATTGATGCCAACCGATTTAACAGCGGAAAGGTCAAACTGGAGGGCGTTGAAATGAAAAATAACCAACCTTACGCCTATAAAATTACTTATTACGGCGATACTGTTAACCTAAAAGACAAAATCGGAGAGGATAAATTGAACGCTTTGCCTTTGTCTCAATACAATTTGGCATATAATAATACTACGGTTAAGACTAAATTCCAAGCCAACCCAGCGACAACCGATGTAATCGCGCCTTTTATCTCGCACACAAACCGATTTTATTACGATAGCTCAAGCGGACACGGTGAGGACATTCACAACTTATATTATCAAAGCGGAAGCGGACACAATCACGGACTTTTGTGGAATGACTTAAAATATGCTATTCGATTGGATGCAATTATCAAAGCTATTGGCATTCAATACGGGTTGACTTTTAGCGATGACTTTTTTAATAGTACAAATTTAGACTATTATAATTTATTTATGTGGTTGCATAGAAGTAAAGGAGCTGTTCAAGGAGCTGAGGCTAATATATTCCCTCCGGAATTAATTACGACTTTCCCTTTTGGAAATATATTATCCGTAGGCTCGGGAGAATATGACGCAACCGCAAATTTTAGTATTACTACAACTTCAGCGAGTGACTATAGATTTTCAATTTTTAGAAACGGAGCTTTGTGGTTTCAAAGCAATACTTTAAACTCAAGCGTTTCAAATGTCCCTATGATTAATTTAAACGAGGCGGGCAATTATCAATTTTTTATACAAAGTCAGCCAGTTATTACGATAACAAATGTTAGAATTAATTTAGGATATTTTGCACCTGACGGAGTTGGAGGAATTGAGGAGAGATTTACAACTTACGACGCCTCAACTTTCAACACAAATTCCACATTTATTTTTGATATTGCTCAACAAATTCCGGAGATAAAAGTAATTGATTTTTTAAGCGGTATTTTTAAAATGTTTAATTTGACGGCTTACGTTGAAAATGGAATTACAGTTGTAAAAACTTTAAACGATTTTTATAATACGGCAGACGTTTACGACATAACGCAATATATCAAAGTCGATAGCAATAGCGTAAACACGGCCTTACCATTTAAACAAATTGAGTTCGGCTTTGAAGACACAAAAACATTACTGGCATTAAAACACGCTCAGCAATTCAATTACGATTGGGCAAAGGAGATTTATAATGAAGTACCGGAAATTGAGGGGGAAATTTACAAAGTGACTCTTCCGTTTTCTCATTTTAAATATGAGAGACTATTCGACGTAAACGCTCCGACAACTCCTTTAAAAATTCAGTGGGGATATTCGGCAAACGATAATTTTAACGCAGCAACCGGACATTATGAGGCCGAACTTGGAAAGCCACTTTTATTTTATCCGATATTAGTGACGGGAGTTCCAAATATGAGTTGGAGACCGACAACCTCAAGTCACGAAAATATTACCTCTTATATTGCGCCGTCAAATTCTCGAAGTTTTGATCCGAATGTAAGTAAGTCAAATATTAATTTTAAGGCGGAGCTTAACGAGTGGACTTTTACTAATGAATTTACCGATACTCTATTTTTAAAATATTATCAGGATTACATTTTACAAGTTTTCAATCCTAAAAATAGACTGACAAAAATCAAAGCGATTTTACCTTTGTCAATTCTTTTAAATTATAAGTTAAATGATAGGTTTAAAATTGTGGATCGTCTTTTTAGAATAAATAAAATTACTACTAACTTAACAACCGGAGAGAGTGATATGGAACTCTTAAACGAATTATGATAAATAATATTTTAGAAATGCTCAAACACGCAGAGCAATACGAAAACAATGAAATAATCGCATCCGCCAAAGGAAAATATGAACTTCCAAAATCTTATTTACAAATATTTAAAAAAGCACTCAAATGGCAATTGAAAAAATAATTGATATAAAAGTACAAGGCAATGTCCAAGAAGCCGTTGGAAGTTTACGCTCACAATTAAAAGAGGCTCAAGCTGAAGTTGCGATTTTATCTGAAAAATTTGGAGTTACTTCCGATGAGGCTGCTAATGCTGCAATGAAAGCCGCTGAATTACGAGACCGTATCGGAGACGCAAGCGCTTTGACTGATGCGTTTAATCCTGACGCTAAATTTAAAGCTGTGACTTCCTCTTTGGCTGGAGTTGCATCCGGTTTTGGAGCTATTCAATCCTCAATGGCATTATTTGGAGAAGAGTCTGAGAATGTAGAGAAAACGCTTTTAAAAGTTCAAAGCGCAATGCAATTAACTCAATTCTTACAACAATCCGGTGAGAGCATTGACTCCTTTCAACAATTGGGTGCGGTTATTCAATCAACAACAGTTTATCAAAAATTAAATACTCTCGCAACGGCTGCTGCTGCGGCCGTTCAAAAATTATTCACCGGTGCGGTAAATACTACGGCCACTTCGTTCAATGCTTTAAAAACCGCAATTGTATCGACAGGGATTGGAGCTTTGGTTGTAGGTATTGGATATTTAATATCTAAAATGAATGAGAGCGCTGACGCGACGGAAAAATTAACCTTAGAACAAGAGCAACTTAATAAGCAACTTGAAATCACTAAAAAATTAACAGACGATAATGCAAAGGCTATTGATTATGACACTCAGATAAAGTTAGCAAATGCTAAAAAACTTGGTGCATCGGATAAGGAGTTATTAAGAATACAATTAGACGGTTACGAGGCAAAAGGGAAAGCTAACGCAAAAGAGATTGAGGACATTCAAAGAACTCAAAGCAAAGCGGTAAATTTAACAAAAGAGCAAAATAAAAGAATACAGGAATTACGAGAGCAAAATCTTGATTTGCAAAGGAAAGGAAATGTCGATATTGCTAATTTGGACGCTGACTTAGCTGAAAAAGGTAGGCAAAATCAGAAAAAAAGTGAAGACGAAAAAGCAGCACAAAAAAAGACAGATGAGGAAAATCTTGCAGCTCAAAGAAAAAAAGACGCTGAGGCTTTAAATGCAGCATTACAAGCGCAAAAAGATGCTGAATTATTACAAAGACAGGAAATATTAAAAGCAATCGGAGACGCTCAAGACAAACAAGCTGAGGCTAATATGACAGCAAGCGAGGTTGAGCAAAGAGTTGTTAAAGATAAATATTTTGGTTTAATTCAATTAGCAAAACAACAAAAACGATCTGAAGACGAAATCAATGTTTTAGAAGTTCAAAGATTAAAAGAACTCCAAGACATAAAGGATAAATATAGACTTGAAGACGACGAAAAAGCTGCGGCCAAATTAGAAAAAACTATAAGCGACGAAAGTCTTAGTTTTGAAAATAGACTTGCGGCGGTAGATGCAGAGCAAGCTATATTTCAAAAACAACTTGACGATAAACTTATTACTGAGGAGCAATTTAATGATAAGGTAAAAACCTTATCGACTGCGAGACTTAATATTGACAAAGCTGAGGCAGCTGCAAAGCAAGCGTTATTTGCTAAGACTTCGGAAACCTTAAATAAAGGTGCTGACTTATTGGGTAAAAATACGGCAGCCGGAAAAGCAATGGCAGCGGCAGCGGCTTTAATAAATACCTATCAGGGTATTACGGCGGAACTTGCAACCAAGACCGTCACTCCTTTTGAAATTGGATTGAAAATTGCCAACGTTGCTATAATCGCAGCGACAGGATTTAAAGCGGTACAGGATATCGTATCAGTTCAAATTCCTGGCGGAGGTGGTGGCGGTGGAGGTAGCGCGCCAAGTGGTAGCGCTCCGAGTATGACAGCTCCAAGTTTTAACACAGTTGGATCAAGTGCCACAAATCAAATCGCTCAAACTTTGGGAAGACAAAGTCAAGAGCCAATACGGAGTTATGTCGTAGCTTCGGACGTTAGTACGGCTCAGGCTCTCGATAGGTCAATTATTACAAATGCGTCAATCGGAGGATAAATAAAATCTATTATAAAAATATTTACAATAGATAAAATCTTGAGCCGTGAGATATTGAATTTATTAGGATTTTGCGTTAAATTGAAAAACTTTAAAAAGTCAATACAATATACATAAAGTCCTTTTAATTAAAATAAAAGCTTAAAAACCGCCTTAGAATTAATATTGATTTTCAATGTAAAAGTTGAAATAAAAAATAAATTTTAAGGTTATAGGTTGAAAATAGAGTTAAATATTTAAGGTTAAAACCTTAAAAATGAAAAAAAGTTATGTCATTAAATTAAAATTTAATGCAAAAAGTTTATAACAAAACACTAAAAAAAAGTTATAGTAATATGGAGACTTACAAAGTTTTATTTAACGAAGAGGAAAACGAGGGAGTTTATGCTGTCTCTTTGGTTTCCGATCCAGCGATAGGAGTTAATTTTATAACACTATCAAAACAAAAAGAAATCAAACTTGCAACCGTAAACGAGGAGCAAAGGATTTTAATGGGTGCAATATTAATTCCAAACCAACCTATTTATAGAAATCAGGACGGCCACGAATATAATATCGTTTTCCCAAAAGAAACGATTAAACAAGTTCAACAAAATTTTGCATTAAAAGGGTATCAAAATAATTCAACTATTGAACACTCGGGAGAGCAAATTCAAAACGTGACATTTGTTGAAAGTTGGATAAAAGAAAACGACGTTCACGATAAGTCGGTACATTACGGATTTAATGAAGAGATTGGAACTTGGTTTGGATTAATGAAAGTTAATAATGACGAGATTTGGAACGACTACGTTAAGACTGGTAAAGTCAAAGGATTTTCGATTGACGGAGTCTTTGATATGGAGAAAGTAAATTTAAAAACAGAGATTAATATGAATTTAGAGAGTATCGTTAACGCGATTAAAGACGGTTTCGCTTCGATAAAATTATCGAACGAAGTTGAGCAAGTTGAAGTTGTTATTACAATGGCTACAATGATGCTAAAAGATGGTGTGACTATTTTAGAGGCTGAGTCTTTTGAGGCTGGGCAAGCGGTTTTTAT